CCGCCCAACTAGCAGAAGTACTCGAAGAAATCGCAGCATGGACGCTAGATGAGCGCAGATCGTATATCGAAGTAGTTCGACGAGAGTACGGCGAAGGCGAGGCGGAACAGATCAAGGATGCGTTGAAGAGGTTATGGGAGTCGAGAAAATGAGGAAAGTGGGCGCGGTTGCCATTAGTAATCCTAATCCAGCGGATCGAAGAATGCACAACCAGAACGTTGTCCCGATGGAAGGGAAGAAGTTCGGGAATCTTCTGGTCGTTGAAAGGGCCGTCGTTGAAGAAGGAGAGCCGGGCGCATGGTGGCGTTGCTCATGTGATTGCGGCGGCGAGGTCGTGGCTCTAGGCAAGAGAATCAGGAGCGGCGTAATCCGTTCATGCGGCTGCCTCCATAGAGGCGCGATTGGTCACGGACACGCGCGCAAGGAAGGCAGAACGGGAACTTACGAGTCGTGGGGCGCCATGAAGGCAAGGTGCTTAAAAAAGAGCCACAAGTCGTATCAAGAATATGGCGGTCGAGGCATCCGCGTTTGTGATCGGTGGCTAGAGTCATTCGACAACTTTCTATTGGACATGGGAGAACGTCCCGATGGCACAACTCTGGATCGCTACCCGAATGGTGAAGGTGATTATGAGCCTGGCAACTGCCGGTGGGCAACTCCGGCACAACAAAACGAAAACCGCTCTGTCACGTTGAGGTACACGGTCGACGGAAAAACCCTTTCGATAAGGGAATGGGAAAGAGAGACGGGCATTCCATACAAGGTTTTGTATCAACGCCTTAACACGCTGCAATGGACACCTGAGCGCGCAATGAGGACGCCTGCGACCGATAACCGGTGGCATGAAGAAACGCGGGAGATGCGTCGCAGGAATGATCCGCGATGCATTCCAGTGCGATGCGAGGAAACGGGGCAGGTTTTTTATTCCGCTAGCGCTGCCGCGAGGTGGCTTCGCGAGAACGGGCGACTAACGGCAACGGTTGATTCGATAAGTAAAGCTGGCAACGGGAAGCTCAAGACTGCCTTTGGGTATCGATGGACGTACTTGAGAGCCGGTGAACAAATGGAGGTCGCATGACCAACATCTCAAAAGAACCTGCGCGCATCGAAGCCATCGTCGCCGCAATGAAGGAGCACGGCCCGCTATCAGTTCCTCGGCTCGTGGAATTGACCGGCTGGAGCCGCCAAACCATCGCCACGCAGCTCGATAAATCGGCGGACCTTTTTGAGAAAGTCAGCGAGGCCTATTTCGCGCCCGGCGGTTCCATCCCTGCCACCTATTACCTGCTCGGCGCGGAATCGAACGTGAGCGAAGACGAATTTGAGCGGCGGGCAGATGAGATGTGTCGCAGTTATGCCGGCTGGCCCGAAGCCGATCAACTACTTATTTCCGCAATGCGGGCAATGGTAACAACTGGAGAACAAGCATGGCAGCAGTGAACAAAGTGATTCTCGTGGGCAATCTCGGCGCCGATCCGGAAGTGCGGTATCTGCCGAGCGGCGATGCAGTGGCGAATATTCGACTGGCTACTACTGACCGGTACAAGGACAAGGCATCGGGCGAGATGAAGGAAGCCACCGAATGGCACCGGGTGTCGTTCTTTGGCCGCCTCGCGGAGATCGTGTCCGAATACCTGAAGAAGGGATCGACGGTCTACGTCGAAGGAAAGATTCGAACGCGCAAGTATCAGGCGCAAGACGGCACGGATCGGTATTCGACAGACATCGTCGCCGACAGCATGCAGATGCTCGGTGGCCGCGCCGAAGGTGGTGAGCGTCCGCAGCAACGCCAGCAAACTCAGCAGCGAACCGCTCCGCAGCAGCAGGCCGGCGGATTCGACGCGATGGACGATGACATTCCCTTCTGAGGCATGACATGGCGAAGCCCAAAACCAAAATCTATGAGCTGCTGAGACTAATTCGCGAGCATGGTCCCGTGTCACCGAATCGCCTGACGGACTTATCTGGCGATCTTCGGCAATCGGTGGACAAGTACGTCCGTGAAGCGCATGACGCGGGGTTAATCCATATCCATTCGTATGGCCCTAACCCTACTGGCAGCAATAAAGACGTAAAGCTTTGGGCATTCGGAAAGGGAGTCGATGCCCAACGCCTTTACTACCGGGACAAGAAGCAGGCGGCTTACATCGAAAGACTGCGGGCCAAGAGGTTGCAGTCCGTCGATTGCCGGCGCGACTCCGCAGTTCAAGCGATGTTTGGGGAGGCGGCATGACCGAACTAAAAGAGACCACGCAACTAGTCATCGGCGTTACCCACCGCCAGATGCTCGACTGGATGGCTGAAGACGGCGTGTTTTGCTCGCCGGATAAATACGCCCGCCGACTGCAAGAGGTGCAGCGTCGAGCCATTGCGGCGCAGGCGCTTGACCGGATGACGGCTAATGCGGAAGAGCTCGGACTGTGCGACGCGGAGGCCGCCAAGTGACGCTCGAAGCTAATTCCGAAGTGGCAATCATCAACGGTGAATGGGTCGCTGTCACCGGCTGGTACGAGCCGCATCAAAAGCCAGAGCGCGTCGGCGACTACCAAATCTCATTTTTCGATTGCTCTTGGCAATACGAGGCGTGGGCATTCTGGAACGGCGATCTTTGGATGGACAAGCCGGGCGGCAACAGCCTCATCGAACAAAACATTACCTGGCGCGGACTAACGGAGAAAACAACATGAACAACTCAGCCGAATTCGTCGTAAAGGTATCAGCACTCGCTCGCAAGGTCGAAGAGTCAAGCGCGCAAGGGTTCCGCACCAAGGCCGCAATGGAACTGCTCTACGCGCTCGAAACTGCAATGGATGCGCTGATGTCGACGGCTACTGCGGAGTATCTGGCGCATGAGGTGATGCAATGACTAATTGCGTTGTTGGAGGGCTTATCTTTGGTGCTGCCGGAATCGTCATGGCGACGCACGGCATAGGAGTCGGCGACTGGCAGCTTTGGGCGATCCTGGCGCTTATGGCGCTCGCGGAATTACTGGGGACGAGACTATGACAGATGAAGGCGAAATCAACATCTTCCGCGCCCTAGACTTCATCCGCGATAACGCCCAGCCCTACGCCCAAGCCAAGGCCCAGCGCGTCTATCTGGAGAACTTCCGCAAGAGCAAGAAGGCATTGCTGATGCGCGCTGCGGAATTGAAGGGGCACAAGACCGCGGCGATTCAGGAGCGGGAAGCCTATGCCGACGATGGCTATGTCGAGATTCTGGCGGCGCTTCAAGTGGCGACCGAAGAAGAAGAGCGCCTGCGCTGGATGATCGTTGCAGCCGAGGCCAAGATCGAATGCTGGAGAACGATTGAGGCGAATCGACGCGCCGAAGCGAGGACCTTATGAAGCAGAGCCAACTATACGCAATCCTGCTGGCGATCATGGTCTCTCCGCGCATGTCGACTATGGGCGCTTTGGGATGCACGGCCGTCTATCTGGTCTGTATGTTTGCGGCGATGTGGAGGGAAGCTTGATCCGCACTTCCCTGCCCGTCAAGAAGGCACTAAAGCCGCGCCGTTGCAGATCCTGTGGCAACTCCTTTCAACCGATCAGCAGCATGTCCAAGGCGTGCTCTGTTACTTGCGCTCTCGATCTCGTTCGCCAAGCCAACGCTCGCAAGGAAGCCAAGGCCAAGCGCGAGGAACGGGTGGCAACTCGGGTGGCGAAGGAGAGGCTTAAGAGCCGCGGAGAGCACTTGAAGGAGGCGCAAGCAGCCTTTAACGCTTACGTACGGGAGCGTGATTTCGGGTTGCCTTGCATTAGCTGCGGCATCCCGTCAAGGGAAGCGTTCGGCGGCGCAGTCGATTGTGGCCACTACCGGAGCACTGGCAGCGCTGCACACCACCGCTTCAATCTAAAAAATTGTGCGGCGCAGTGTGTCAAGTGCAATAGGTACTTGGGCTCGAACACCGTTGAGATGAGGAAGGGAATGGTAGCCAAGTTTGGGCTTGATGCTATCGAGGCGCTTGAGGCCGACCAGTCCGTGAGGAGGTTCGATATTGAATATCTGACCCGGATCAAGCGGGTCTTTCGCAAGAAAACGCGGCGATCAAAAGCAAGGAGACAACATGAAATGTTGGAGGCAGCATGACTAAGAAAACGTACCAAATTCCGTTCGACAAGGACGGCAATCAGATGGGATATCCGGAAACATGGCGGGGCGTTGAGTGGCGTGACAACGAGCCGTTCGAGGACACACTTATCTACAAGGGGTACGGGCGTGGACGCTCGTCGGCGACGCTTCATTTCACGCGCAGCAGTGGAAAGGAGGTTCAGTTCTTCATGAGTGACTTTGACGACATCGTGAAGCACATGGGATTCGGCATGCTGCGCGGCCGCTTCGAGTTCGTCAAGAAAGGCCAGAACTACGGCTGCAAGTTGCTGGAGGCGAAATGACCACCAAACCCCAACGCTACGGCGTTTCATCGATGCCCTGCGACCAGGGAATCTACGTCCTGCATAAGGACTATCTAGCCCTTGAGGCGGAGTGCGAGAGGTTGCGGGAGGACGCGGAGCGGTATCGATGGGCTATCGCATACGAGGACAACTCCGAAACGCTTCTGGCTGCCGTTATGAACAATGCGCCGGACAAGAAGGCGATATCAGCAGAAATCGACGCCGAGCGGGCCAAGGAGAAAGCATGAACTACTTCCCTTCTAGCCCCATCCCGGCATGGCCGGACCCGTTACCTGATGGGTGGACCACTATCGATAGTTTGATATTCGATCTTGGTTTAAACCTGTCGGCCGCTGGCGCACAAGTCCGCAGTGATCTATATCGCAACGGCGAGCCGATGGTTTGCATCGCCTGCGGCTCTTTAACTACCGCCAATGGCGATATTCTTTGTGGGCACTGACCATGCATGACGAAACTGACGCTACGAATATCTGCCCTCGCGCCGGCCGATGGATCGGCGGATGCAACTTTGAACCTAGGTATGACCGGCTTCCTCCGCAGCGTACAGGCGATGTCTTTGCGGACGGATTTATGTTGATATCCGAAATCCAAGCGCGCACGAGGCGCGTCTACGTCTGTGACGTTTGCACCCGATGCGGACGGACTGTCGGGCGAGGTGCCAAATGAAAACAGTTCTCGCAACCCTTGGCGCTGCCTTTGTTGTGCTTTGGTTCTTCGCTGAGGCCAACATCATCGACTTCAAATTGTGCATCAGCCCGGCCGGGACTTGCTCAATCGAGGTGCGCAAATGACCTCCTACTTCGTCCCCGGCCTCCTAGTCGGCTACGCCCTCGGCGTCGCTTCAATGTGCGGACTGGTTGGCCTGTACCTCCTCCACCGCCCGCGGTATGTGGCGCCGACGATGCGTAACAGGAAGTGGAGGAATGCGCCCGGCACCGAGTTTCAGCATGTGCCGCCTACCGTGCAAATGGAGGCGAAAGCAACAGATGACGGCGTTCGGTATGAGTGGATCAATCTGACGGGAGAGGAGCGATGAGCGACGCCAATCAAGAGGAAGTGCCAGATTATCTTCGCCGGCTCCACGAAGAAATCAGGATGCGGCAGGACGTGCGCGGTCGCCGCTTTCTCATGTGCCATGGCATGGAGAAATTCCGCGCTGCGGTGGAAGCAATGCCGATCGATGAGCAAGAGAAACAGGAGTTGATCAACATGACAAACGTGCTACTGCGCATGGCGGTTATCAAGAACGACGGCGGCGCATCGACGCATCGCGTACCTGCGTTCTGATTGAACGCAAAACGGGTGATTGACAACTGCGAATAATTGTAGTTGTCCTTAATGTTTGTTATACTTTTGCTAGATGTTGTGTGAGTTTGTCCGAGTCCAACTACATCGTGTGCGGGGTTCTAATGACGAGTTTTACTGGTTTCCGTAGACGCGAGGCGCGAGCCATAAACTCGGGCAACTTGCGATGGGCCGACACAGGTCCAACTGACGCCGATTTCATCGCGGCGCGCGGCCTATCAGGTGAGCCGCTGGGCGCATTGCTAGAGCGTCTGAAGTGGGGTAATGATCATCGCGCCTACGCCCGTTGTGTGCATCTGCTCGGGGAGCGCTTCTATGACCGCAAGAAGCGGAATGTCGTCAAGGCACTCTGCCATACGGCGATCCGCGAATGGCTCGACGAGAATTGCAAGAAATGCGGCGGTCGTGGTCTGGAGATGGATAAGTTCCGCAACATGACGACGTGCACGAAGTGCAACGGGACCGGCCTGCATCAATACGCCGACTACGAGCGCGCTCACATGGCGAACCTGGCGGCCGGTTCGTGGAAGAAGTATGAGCGCGACTATGAAACCGTTCTCGAATGCCTTCGTGGCGCCGTGTCCTCGCACACGGTCGGCGCGATGAAAGCGTTTGGGGCATTTGACGAGGTGGCGGCATGAAGCCAGAAGAAGCCGGATGGTGTAGCGTCGATTTCAAGCCGGGGAAGCCGAACAGCGAGACAGACCAATGCAAATGCCCGGCTTGCGGAATCTGGTCCTCGCTATCTGAGTGGGTGTTGCAGTACGTCGATTGCGACACATGCGGAACCAGTGAGGCAATGGGATGCCCTGCGTGTGGCGAGAACATCGGTGTTCATGACGGGTGCCGTAGAGGGCAAATTGAAGTGCTGGGCACCTCGAAATAATTGTTGTAAACCCTTGCACTCTTCTCTATACTGCGTCCTAGAGCAAGTAAATGACGTTTAGCCCGAGCCGGAAACGGATAGCGCAGACAGCCGCGAGTCCCCGGAAACCAGCAGACGCCCTCGACATATAACGCTCCCAAAGATGTATGATGGGATCGTTCGCTCAAAAATTCCCAAAGCCCTGCCCGGTTCGCCGCGCGGGGCTTTTTCATTTCCGGCCCCGCCATGCGCTTTCCTACTCCCCTCGAATCCCGAATGTACGGGAACCCCGAGCGCGTACTTGAGGAAAAGCAGGCGGCGCAGGCCAATGCTGAAAAGCGCGCCGAGAAGCGCCGAACGCTCACGGTTAAAGCCGGCTGGAGCGAAGCGCGTCGGCGAGCCGAAGAACTATTCACCCCGCCGCAGCCCGTTCGTGAGCTGTAACCCGCCCGCAGCGGGGTGCAATGCCCCTGGCAGCACGGAAAGACGTGCACCACTCATTCCGCTTGGCGGCGGATTCATGTAAGCCCTGAAAACCCGCGTGCCGGTACATGGCCGGTCCGCCAACGTCTATTGACGACGCGGGTTCTCAGGTCTTTCGAGACAAAAGATGAAGGAAATCGCACTGACGCGGGGATTTGTCGCCATTGTGGATGACGAAGACTATGAGTGGCTGTCGGCGACCAAATGGCATTATTTGTCGCGCGGGGGTTACTCATTCAGCAACATTCGTCATCCCGTGATCGCGGGCAAGTGGACAACTCTTCTTATGCATCGCGCCATCATGCAGATGAGGCACGACGATAGACGCGAAGTCGACCATATCGACGGCAACCGGCTGAATAACTGCCGGGCGAATTTGCGCATTTGTTCAAGGATGGACAATGCAAAGAACAAACGTCGTCATGCGGACAACTCAACATGCCTGAAGGGTGTAACAAGGGATCGTAAGCGCTGGATGGCGCAGATTACGGCAAACGGAGTGCACATGTATCTGGGGTCGTTCCGTTCCCCAGAAGAGGCACATGCGGCATACAGAAAAGCGGCCTTAGAGTTGCACGGCGAATTTGCAAGGTTCGAGTGAGAAGCGATGAACACTGAACAACTTATCGACAGCCTGGAGTTGGATCTGGAGCGCATGCGCAACATCGACCCGGCGCTCAGGGCTTCGATGATCGCGCGGCTAGACCAACTGCGCAGGATGGTGAAATGATCACCCGCTCCGCCGCCAGCCGATAGGCTCGGCAGAAGTTCACACGGACGGCGGAGCACCATTTGTCGCCAACGAGCTAAAGCAGGACGGTTTCTGGCCAATTTTGTCGTTATCCAGCTAATGTGGCCTCCCGAATTGGCTCACCTCTCGTACCTGAGCGGATACGCCAACGGCCAAAACGGCTCGGAAAGTGGCGTTTTGGGTACGAGCGGATACGAAGATCATTTTCACGCATGGCGCTTTGGCTCCGGGGACTACCGGGGCAGGCCAACAAGGCGGCATGCTTGAGAGTGAATGCGCGGGCTGACGTGATCCGGGATCTCCGGAGAGTCTGAGCGGCGAAAATTCAAGCCAATACAAACGACTCTGTGCCGGGACCAGCGCCGGCCACTCTCAACGCCGTAACACCCCGGGCTTCGTCCACCCCTGCGGCACAACGGACGGCTTTCATGCATGGCGATCGGCAACGGTGTGAGTCCGTTTCAAGATATCTGGTGGTCGCCATCCACGAGGGTGACTGGCTTGCAGAGTACTCGCGAGCAATGACCGCGTGGTATGCGGATCGCCGCAGCGGACTCCCTCACCCTATCTCCTCGCGTCGACTCCCCTTCGACGTCTGCCCGCGCTGAAAGGCTGCGGGCTTTTTTATTTTGGATCTCCGATGCCTGCTCGCAAGACAGTCAAAGTCGTCGCTGAGCGCACGGAGATATGCAAGAACTGCAAGGCGGCGGATTTCGCCGAAGTAATCACTTGCCATCGATTGCCGCCACAAAATGCGGTTGACGGCACTGGCGCGCACGTCGATACGTACTTTCCGGTCGTCCGCGTGACCGACTGGTGTCTTGAATTCAAGCCGAAATTAGATTCGTAAAGGGGAAACCGTGGCACTAGATCCGAAGCTCCGCGAGTTCGCGACTGAACGGCAGTGCCAGTTCCTCGATGCTATTGACGAACATGGCTCTGAGCGCAAGGCCGCTGCCGCACTCAGTCTTTCGCACGGCACGATTGGTAATGCGATCGCGGCGCTGAAAAAGAAAGCGGCGCGCATGGGATATAGCCCGGAGCACCACATGGTGCATCCTGTCCCGGATGGGTTCTTTCTGCGGGGAACGTCGACTTACATCAATAAAGATGGGAAAGTCGCCGGCCAGTGGGTCAAGAATCAGATCGACCACGATCGCCAGCGCGAGATATTCGAGGCTGCATCGGCGGCATTCTGCGAGACGATTCCGCGTGTTCGCCCGCGCGCTGCTCCGGCGCATGGCAATGCCGATCTGCTGAATTGTTTCGTCATAACCGATTTCCACCTCGGAATGCTAAGCCACGCCGAAGAGACTGGCGCAGACTGGGATATCAAGATCGCCGAGAACACCATCATTCGGTGGTTCGAGCAAGCGATCGCCCAATCGCCGAATGCTGAGACGGCAGTGTTCGCGCAACTTTCAGATTTTCTCCACGCCGATTCGGTTGAAGCTCTTACCCCGGCTTCAAAACACGTCTTGGACGTGGATACGCGGTTCCATAAGGTAGTCCGGACGGCAATCCGTATCCTGCGCACGGTCATTGACATGCTGCTCATGAAGCACAAGCTAGTGCACATCGTCATGGCAGACGCGAATCATGACCCGGTCAGTCAGATCTGGATGCGCGAATGGTTCTCCGCGCTGTATGAGGATGAGCCGCGCATCACGGTCGACCGCAGCCCGTCGCCCTACAACGCATACGAGTTCGGCAAGGTGGCGCTGTTCTTCCATCACGGCCATAAGCGCAAGGTGACAAACGTCGCCGAGGTGTTTGCAGCGCAGTTCCGCGAGATATTTGGGCGCACCAAGTACGCGTATGCCCACACGGGCCACCTTCACAGCATCGACGTGAAGGAAAACAACCTGATGGTCGTCGAGCAGCACCGCACGTTGGCGGCACCTGATGCGTACGCTGCGCGTGGTGGATGGCTATCCGGGCGCGATGCCCAGACGATCACATATCACCGTGAATACGGCGAGGTAAGCCGCGTGCGGATCAACAGCAACATGCTTCTGCAGGCTGCCGCATGACACCTGAAACCATCCACACCCTGGGCATTGCATACGCCCTATTCCTCGCGGCTTGCGTGATTGGGGCGGTGAGAAAATAAACAGAGACCGGAATGACCTACCCCAATACGCATAACAGCGCGGCAGGCGCAATTCCGGTATATCTGGTCGTCCAACCGAATAGCGGACCGTGGCCGAACATGCAGAGCAAGGCGAACGGCGCAATCCCGGTCGTGTTCGTGACTCAGCCGGGTTCCGGCCCGTGGCCAAATGACCAATCGAAGGCTGCAGGAGCGATCCCCGTCCGCGTGGTGAGTGCTCCGACTGGTAACGGGCCGTTCTCGAACGACCAAGGCGCCAACACTGGTGCAATCCCAGTATGGGACGCGACGAGTCTGCCTGCTCATGCTTCGGCTTATCCGAATAAGCAGAACGTTGCGGGCGGGGCTATTCCGGTTTGGCGCATTAATTGAGAACGAAGTCTCGGGCTCTCGCTCTGGCAAAAGCTGAATTAACCTAAACAACTATGGCGCAAGAAAAGAAAGTTGCGCCGGACTGGGAGCGCATCGAAGCCGACTACCGGGCCGGCGTTCTGTCGATCCGGGAAATAGCTGGCGCACATGGGATCACTGACACCGCCATCCGCAAGCGCGCAAAGCGTGACGGATGGATCCGTGATCTCGCTGAACGCATACAGGCTAAGGCTGACGCGCTAGTTCGCACCGCAGAGGTTCGCACCAAGGTTCGCACGGAAAGTGCAATCCCGGAACGCGAACTCGTTGAGGCAAATGCTGAGGCAATCGCCCGCATTCGCATGGCGCACCGGAGCGACATTGCCCGATCCCGCAAGCTCGCCATGTCTCTGCTCGAGGAGTTGGAGATTGAAACTGGCGACCTCGATCTATTTCGAGAGTTGGGGGAAATCCTTCGCTCGGACGACGACAAGGGTCAAGACAGGCGCAACGATCTATATAACAAGGTCATCTCTAGCGCAGGCCGGATCGACAGCATGAAGAAGCTGGCCGAAACAATGAAGACTTTAGTCGGGTTGGAGCGCGAGGCATACGGCCTGGTGGAGGCGCAAAAGGTTGAGTTGACTGGTAAGAACGGCGGACCCATCGAAACGCGCCGCAGCGCACAAGAATTTACAGATGATGAACTCGCGGCCTATCTCTCCGCTGGAAGCGGCGCGGGAACTTCTGATTCGACGCAAGGCTCGTGAGAGCGTACTGGACTACGCGAATGCGATCACTGTGCCCGGTCGTCCAATCGGCGAAGATCCAGACACCGAGTTTTTTGAACCGATAGAAACCACCCTTGCCGATCATCATCGTCTTATTCTGGAGACGATGGAGCGCATTAGCAAAACCGAGCATGGCCGCGTGATGTTCTTTATGCCGCCCGGCTCGGCGAAGTCGACTTACGCCTCAGTAGTATTCCCATCCCGTTATCTCGGCGCGCAAGAAAATCGCAAAGTCATCCTCGCCAGTTATGGGGACGACCTGGCTCGCAAAATGGGGCGGCGCACTCGGTCTATTGTTCGACAGAAGCGATACAAGGCTATATTCGGTTGCGAACTGGCATCGGATTCCGCCGCAGCTCAGGAGTTCTCGCTCAGCAACGGCAGCGAATACATGTCGTGCGGAATCATGGCGGGCGTCACTGGCAACCGTGCTCACGGCATCATTATTGACGACCCGGTTCGAGGAAGAGAGCAAGCCGATTCGCCTACCATTCGCGATAAAACGTGGGCATCGTATGAGGACGATCTCAAAACCCGTTTGATTCCAGGTGGCTGGATCGCTCTGATTCAATGCATGACTGGCGATACTCCTGTCTTGATGGAAGACGGGTATGAAAAGCCGTTGCGAGATATCCGTCCGGGTGATCGTGTCGCGACATATGAGAACGGGATAGTTTCGTCGTCAAAAGTTCTCAATTGGGCCAACCAAGGTCCTGATCGCATATATGAAATCAGGATGAAGTCCGGTATCATCGTCAAAGCAAACGCAAGGCATCCGTTCCTTGTGGAAGAAGACGGTGAGAAAAAATGGCAGCGAACGGCTACGCTAAAAAAGGGCAGTGCAATCCTCAGGGTCACTGGGGGAAATGGAAAGACGCTAAGTGCTCAACAGAAGGATGTGACAAGCCAGCCAAATGCAAAGGCATGTGCATGTCGCACTACAACAAGCACCGCTGGGAAATCGGCGTTCGGGCGCCTTCGGTCAATCCTGAATCAAGGCGTGAAGCGCATTTGCGCCATCGCTATGGGATTAGCTTGGCAGAGTACGAGCGCCTCTTGGCTGAGCAGGGAGGAGTTTGTGCAGTCTGCAAGCAGCCACCCTCAAAGAAAAATACTCGGGCGCATTGGGACGGAAAACTGTGCGTCGATCATTGCCACGATAGCGAAAAAGTTAGAGGGCTTCTCTGCAACGATTGCAACCTGGCGGTCGGCTACGGGAAGACGGAGGAAGTTCTTCTCGCCGCAGCTGAATACCTACGAAATCGCCAAGGATGAAGTTGTTGAGATCATCGAAAGCGGAGTCGAAGCAGTTTTTGATATCGAGGTCGAAAGAACCGAAAACTTCATCGCCAATGGGTTGGTGAGCCACAATACCCGTTGGCACGAAGACGACCTTGCCGGCCGCATCCTTCCCGAAGACTGGAAGGGCGAAAGCGGCCCGATCCTTTGCCGCGATGGGAACGTCTGGGAAGTCGTCTGTCTGCAGGCTCGCTGCGAAGTCCAGAACGATCCTCTCGGTCGAAAGATCGGCGAATACCTCTGGCCGCAATGGTTCACGGAAAAGCACTGGGCGCAGTTTCAGAACAACGTCCGCACGTGGGCATCGCTGTATCAGCAGTTGCCGAGACCGCTCGAAGGCACGCTGTTCAAGCTCGAGAACATGCTGGTTGATGGTTCTCCTGTGCCAATGCCGAAGGGTTGCGATGTCGTATTTGCGGTGCTGGATTCGGCTCTAAAAACCGGAGACAAGAACGACGGCACTGCGATCACTTATTTCGCACGAAACAAGTTCATCGGGCATCCGCTCATCATCCTTGATTGGGATATTACCCAGATTGAAAGCGACCTGATCGCTGACTGGTTCCCGTCTGTCATGGAAAGGCTTGAGGAGTTGGGGCGCCTTTCCGGTGCGCGCATGGGCGTCGTCGGAAGTTTTGTCGAGGACAAGGGAAGCGGTATCACACTGCTCCAGCGGGCTTCGAGAAACGGATGGCCGGCGCATCCCATTGACAGCAAATTGACGTCGATGAGCAAGGACGCCCGCGGCACTGGCGTTTCCGATTTCGTCCATCACGGCAAGATCAAAATTAGCGATTACGCCTACAACAAGGTAGTCGAATATAAGGGCCGCACGCAAAACCACATGCTCACGCAGGTATTCGGATACCGCCTTGGAATTCCAAACCAGTCGGACGACTTGTTTGATACGACCGTGTACGGAATAGCGATTGCACTCGGTGACAGCGACGGAATATAAATGAACGACAACAGCACCATCACCGTGGCGGGCTCGACGCTAGGATCGTCGCTGACCGAGATCATGATGGCCGACGAGATTGAGCCAGGCAGCGATGTTAGCTATCAGCTCGCAAAGCTCATCTACCTATATCACCCGCTCGGCGCGAAGATGGCTGAAAAGCCGGTCGAGATGGCGATGAGCCAGTCGCGCATCATCACGATTCCGGGCTCTCCCGAGTCGATGGTCAGAGAGGCTTTTGAGGCGGAATGGGCGGCACTTAACGCCGATGGACACATCTTCAATACGAAGGTGCTGTCCCGCGTCTACGGCGTGACGTCGCTGGCATACGGTGCGGAAGGTGTCCCTACGAACCGGCCGATTGATCCAAAAGACCTTCCCGGCTTGGCGATATACTTCAACGTGCTGGACCCGCTGAACACCGCTGGTTCGCTCGTTCTCAACCAGGACCCGAATGCGCCCGACTTCCTGAAACACGGAGCAATCTCGGTCTCTGGCCAGCCTTATCATCGTTCGCGCGCATGCGTGGTGATGAATGAAAACCCGATTTATCTCGGGTACACAAATTCAGCATTCGGTTATGTCGGCCGTTCGGTCTATCAGCGCGCCCTGTTTCCGCTGAAAAGTTTCATCCAAAGCCTCATCACCGATGACATGGTCACGCTCAAAGCGGGCCTGCTCATTGCAAAAATGAAGGCGCCGGGCAGCATCATCGATAACGCGATGGCCAAGCTGGCTGGGTTTAAGCGCCATCTGCTCAAGGAAGGCCGAACCGGCAATGTTCTCAACATTGACATCACGGAGTCGATCGAAACGCTGAATATGCAGAACGCCGACGTTGCGATGACGACGGCGCGCAAGAACGTCATCGAGAACATCGCATCTGCGGCGAAGATGCCCGCCAAGCTTCTCTTGGAAGAGTCATACGCCGAGGGATTCGGTGAAGGCACGGAAGACGCCAAGCAAACCGCCCGGTACATCAGCGGCATTCGCAAGGAAATGAAGCCTCTGTATGACTTCTTCGATCCGATCGTCATGCGCCGGGCGTGGAATCCCGAGTTTTACAAACGCGTTCAGGCGGAATATCCGCAATACAAGAACGTCCCGTACACCAGGGCGCTTTACGACTGGATCAACGCCTTTCACACCGAGTGGCCGAATCTGCTCGAGGAACCCGATTCGGAGAAAGCGAAGACCGATGACATCAAATTCAAGGCTATTGTCGCCCTGATTGAAGTCATGCTGCCGATGCTTGATCCGGAGAACAAGGCAACGTTGATCAATTGGGCCTCTGACAATCTGAACGAGTGCAAGACGTTGCTCCAGCATCCGTTGGTACTGGATGTCGAGGCGTTGATGGCATATATCCCGCCCGAGCCCCCCAAAGAACCGACAGCGCCAGAGCCGTTCAAGGCGACAACCTGATGGCAACTTTCTTCGAAACTGTGTCGGCTGCGATTAGGGATTTCGAGGAGAACGGATTCGACACGATTGAGCGCCTTCAGTATTGGACTGATCGAATCCGACAGGCGGCCATCGAGTCACTGACGCCAGAGTACGTCCTTCGCGAGACTCTGAATAGAACCCTCCAAGGCATCTATAAGCGACTCGTCGAAGATGGACAAATTCTCAAGACTCATGCAGGCGTATCCAGATTTACCGTTGATCGGCTAAGGCCGGCGCTCCGCACCGAGTTAGATCGACGCACGATGGTGTCGCGAAACCTTATCAAGCTGAACCGCGAGCAGATGGTCGAAAAGACAACGCAGCGGTTCGCTGGTTGGGCGTCGTCCGTCCCCGCGGGAGGAAGTCGCGCGATCGAGACGAAAGACATTAAGGACAACATCCGTAAGGCGTTGACCTCGCTTCCGTTCGAAGAGCGTCGATGCGTTATTGATCAGTCCGCGAAGTTCGTCAGCTCCCTGAACGACATTATCGCCACGGATGGCGGCGCCATCGCGGGGCGTTGGCATTCGCAGTTCAGGAGAGCCGGCTATCACTTTCGTGCCGACCACAAGGAGAGAGATAGCAGGGTCTACGCGATCCGAGGCAATTGGGCGCTCGAGAAAGGACTGATGAAGGTCGGTCCCGCGGGATATACGGACGAAATAACCAAGCCCGGCGAGGAAGTCTACTGTTCTTGCTCGTATCAATATCTATACAACCTACGCGACCTTCCCGAAGACATGCTAACGGCGGCCGGAAAGAAATCGCTAGACGAAGCCCGGGCCAAGATCGCTGCAATGAGAACCTGATATGCCACTAGAGAAAGGATCGTCGGAAGCGGCAATCAGCGCGAACATAGCGACTGAAATAAGCGCAGGCAAAGATCCCAAGCAAGCCGCGGCCATCGCCTACAACATGGCTGGAGAGAGCAAAGCCGATTCCGATCCCATCAATGCAGCCGGCATCGCCTTCGTAGCCGGAGGCAAGGTTTTGCTTCTCAAGCGTGGCGATGGGGGCGATTACCCGGGCCACTGGGCTTTTCCTGGCGGCAAACGGGAGTTGGGCGAAACACCAGAGCAGGCGGCAATTCGAGAGTGTGTCGAAGAGACCGGTTATTTGCCCGCTGGCGCATTGCGTCAGCTTTCCTTCGTCGACCATGGGCGAGTCTCTTTCACCACATTTGGCAAGGCAGTAGATCAGTTCACGCCGACTCTGTGTGACGAGAATGTGGACTACGTATGGGCGGCTCCGGATGAATATCCCGCCCCGCTCCATCCGGGCGTGCAAATGACGCTCGAGTCGGGCGTTATGGATGCCATCAATCCATTGAAGATGGATGAACTGGAACTGGCGCGAGCCATGGCGATGGGGGAGCTTTCATCTCCCCAGAAGTACATCAACGTCTGGCTGTTTAACATCAGGATCACCGGAACCGGCGTTGCCTATCGCTCAGCGCATAAGGAATTCGTATTCCGGAACCCTGAGTTGTATCTGAATGATGAATTTCTAGCGCGTTGCAACGGCCTGCAGGTCGTCTGCGAACACCCCGAAAAATCATCCCTCGATTCTCAGGAGTTCGCGGATCGGTCAATCGGCTCAATCTTCCTGCCCTACCTGAAGCCAGAAGAAAAAGAGGTGTGGGGCATCGCAAAAGTTTACGACGAAACGGCTGCTGGACTGATGGAGAAGCATCAACTCTCCACGTCCCCAACTGTTGTCTTTCGTGACCCAGCAGTAAATAGCACCATCAAGCTTGAAGATGGTGAATCCCTCTTGATTGAGGGAAAACCAAGCCTGCTCGACCATGTTGCGATCTGCATACAAGGCGTGTGGGACAAGGGCGGCCCGCCGTCAGGCGTTTCCACCAACAACGTTCAGGAAATTCAAATGACTGAAGATGAACTGAAGGCCAAGGCGGACGCCGAGGCGAAAGAGGCCGAAGCGAAAGCAAAGGCTGACAGTGAGGCAAAAGCGAAAGCCGATGCCGATGAAAAGCTTTCCAAGTTCATGGATAGCGTGATGAAGCGGATGGACTCGATCGAGGCCAGCATGAAAGCGAAGGCTGATGCCGATCTGCCGGCTCAGACCGCGGCAGACAAGGCCAAGGCTGATGCCGAAGCCAAGGATAAGGAAGATGCTGAAGCGAAGGCGAAGGCCGACGCCGAAGAAGAAGAAAAGCGCAAGGAAGAAGAGGCAAAGGCCAAGGCTGATGCCGAAGAAACGCGCAAGAAGATCGCCGACCTCGAGGCACGGATGCCGAAAGAAATGTCGGATGCCGACTACGCCGAAATGGCTGATGCACAGGCTAAAGCTGACAGCGTGTTCAGCGCATTTGGCGATTCGGCCCCCCGCCCCCTTCGCGGCGAAAATCTTCTTGGCTATCGCAGGCGCCTCGCCAGTCAACTGAAGACCCACAGCCCGAACTGGAAGACGGTTGACATCAACGAGTTGCCGGCAGGAGCCGTCGAAATCGCCGAGAAGCAAATCTATGCCGACGCAGTTGCTGCCGCATCACACCCTGTCGATTTGCCGGCGGGTTCGCTGCGCACCATCGAGAAGAAGGACAGCAATGGTCAACTTGTCCGCACCTTCGTTGGCGATCCGAACGCCTGGATGGGCGACTTCAAGACCATTCCGATGAAGCAAGTCGGTATTTCTAAAGGGAACTAAAGAATGAGCAACTTCGTCTCGTTTAACCCGATGCTGACGACGAACGCTGCTGGTTCGTTCTCTGTCCAATCGGAAGGCTATGTCCAGGGTACTGCCCTTGACGATCCGGCTATCCGCTATCAACTCGCAAACGGCGTGCTGGCGCAGACCGAATCGCTCCCGATGTGGGGCGGCGTCGCGATCTACGAAAACATGCCGAATCCCGGGTTTGGCAATGTCACTGGTCCGAATGTGGGCCGCGCCACCGCGACGACCAACCTCACCGGCTTCAGCGTGTTCAACCAAGGCCACGCAATGGTCAACTGGCCGCAGAACAAGGTGCCCATCGTCGGCCAGGGCGGCACGGTGCCATTCTTCCGCCTGGGTTCGAATGCTCGCATTCCGGTTGCATGCGACCCGTCACTGGTTTCGCTGTCTGGCGGCCTGATCAATCAACAGGTTTCGTGGGACTTCAACAACCAGGTCCTGCAACCGTACGATGCGTCGACCGCAACCGTATCGGTGACATCCATCACCTCGTCGTATGCGAATGGTGTGTACACCTTCGTTGTCGTCGCGGCTGCTGCCACCAACGTCGGCGCTGTCGGCGATTCGATCTACGTCGCTGGCGTGACAGGCACGGGCGCATCGCTTGTGAACGGCTCGCAGGTTGTGACGGCATATACCGACAGCCAGCATTTCAGCTTCCAGATCACCGCAGCATCGGGCGCCATTGCTACGGGCGCTCTGAGCGGCACGATCACGCTCGTTCAGGGAACTGGCGCGCTGAACGTCAAGGTTCTGGAAATCAATCAGGGCAACAGCAAAGTCGTTGTCTGGAATCAGTCGCAGCTTACCGCGAACTGGAATCTCACGGGCACCGTTGCCCTCATTCAAATTTAAGGGGCAAAAATGGCTAACGTCGCATCCAGTTACGTCATCCAGAACCCGTCGTACATCGTTCCCGAAATCCTGACGCAGTATCAGCAGGCATCCGGTGCTTTCGAAGTGCTGGCGGGCGGCGATCCGATGGTTCGCCTCAGCGATGGCGATCTCCAGGTGTATATCAAGCATCTGGACATCCGCAGCAAGGTCAATGGCGGCCAGTCGGCTGGCAATCTTCTGCCGGGCGTGTCGGTTACGACTGACATGATCAGCACGCCGACTTACCTCCTGCGCGTGCGCGCCGAGTATGACCATCACGACACGGCTGCAATGGGTCGTTGGGGCATCTCGATCGTCGAGGCGCAGCGTCTCGGCATGCGCCAGGGCATTTTCCAGCAACTCCGTGGTGGCCTGCTTCAGGGTTTCACGCCGGCAAATGGCGAAGGCCTGCTGAACACGCAAGGTGCGACAACGCTCAATCTGCCGGCTGATTCAAACGGCAATACGAGCGTCAGCACCTACGATAGCGGCCAGCTCGCGCAGTTCCTGCTCAACCAGATCGCGGCCGTCAAAGTCCGCACGATGCAGGTCGGCATTCCGGTTCGCGTAACGGTCTTGACGACCCAGCGCGTAATGACGATGCTGTCGTATCAGATCGTCCAGTTGGTTCAGTTCCAGCGCCAAGGTGCTGGCTCGGGATCGCCGGCGCATGTGGTCGATACTGCGGCGGGTTGGAACGGCGACGAAATCATCTGGGTTACGGATGACACGCTAGTCGGCAAGGGCGCTGGCGGTACTGACGTGATCATGATCACGGTTCCTGAAGTCAAGAAGCCGATCGCAAACAAGATCAACACGAACGAGTTTGCGAAGATCACCCCGGGCCTCGCCGCTTGCAACCTGCAATACATGGATATGGCCGCTCCGCGCGAATTGCCCTGTCCGCTGCCGGGTGGCGCAATTGACATCACGTCGGAATTGCGGGCCACGTCAGGATGGGCAGTTCGCCCGGAAGCGCTCACCATCGTGTCTGCGCCTTACTGAGCTTTACGGTAGTGAACGATAAGGGCGCCTAGGGCGCTTTTTCTGTTTGTGCTGCGGATAGGTCTAGCGCGACCGACAAGCGTGTCCCTGTCACGTTTCCGCAGCCCTAATACAGGGACAATAGCCCCAACAAGGGCTTTTTCTTTTTCAGGGAAGAGAGATGACCAAGCTCTATCTGGCCAACTGCACGAAGCAGCGCCATGAATTTCTGTACCACGCCCCCGAACAGAGGCAATTGACGAAACAGGACATCGAGATTGGCAGTCAGATCCTCGTCTGGCGCGATGCGCCGCGGGATCACCTGATCGCCATCCTCACTCAACACGAGCCATACGGCCTGGTTGACGTGGCTGATATTGACCGGTCAAAACATTTCGTTGGCATGTGCTACAGCTTCGACAAGCCGATCGACGTGAACAAGATCATGTACACGGTCGAAAACAACGACAAGATCCTCGAAGAGCGCGGACTCGAGGCGCGCAAGGAGGCGGCCCAGGTGATTAGCCACTCCCTTAGCCAGGTCGCGGCTGACAGTGGGAACGGCTTGAACGCAGTGGATGTCGAGATCAAGGAATTGCCGCCGCCAGGCAAAGACTCCAATTTTTCCGAAACGATCACTGTTGAGACCCGCGGACGCGGACGCCCGCGCCGCAGCTAAATATGTCGACTCCTCTTGCGCCATTTCAGACGTCTCCGCAGCCGAACGTCACGGACTTCTACGCATTCTTGCAGACCGTGGCTGGCGTCCCCGCGGCAGCCCTTCCATCCAATAGTCCATATCTGTCCTGGGCTTTGAGTTACTCGGAAGAAATGACGCTGGAGGTTCTGTGCCGGATCGGATCAGACTTTTATTGCTTTGCGGTCTATCTTCTGGGCACCTCGTTCCTGCTCAACTGGTGTCCTGATCAAGCGGGCCAGACGTTCTTTGCTGCTGCGCGCACTGAAATGAAGCTGACCAGCTTCACTCCGGGCGTGGTGAATTCCGCTGCGGACCAAGGAACGTCGGACTCGCTCCTATCGCCCGACTTCATGAAGGGCCTTACGATCGGCCAACTCCAAGCGCTCAAAGACCCCTATGGGCGCCAGTGGCTAAGCATGCAGCAAGAATTCGGCACTTTGTGGGGCCTATCCTGACAGGAAAATGATGGCGGCAAAAGCATTCGGCATGCCAACCGCTGAGGGTGGGGGCAGCTATTCGCCCGTCCACGTTGGCACGACGACCGCGTCGCCGAACCGGATCACGTTGCACCTTGGCGTAATTGATCTTCCTTATGTAGACGGCGGTGGATCGAAGGGAAAGAAAGGCAAGAAAAGCGCCTCTACAAAGACGACCGGCGAGGTCGCCGAAATCCTCGAAGAGAAGTACGGGGTGCTGGACACGTTTGCTTTTGCGCGTCTGCCAGACATCGCCAAGGCACTGGAGCATTCCATTGCCGGACAGCTTGAAACGATGATGATGGGCGGGCACCCTTCTGGCAATCCATTTGCCGGCGCGGAATCGTCCATCACGATGATGATGAAAAACTTCATCTCGATGCAGGAAATCGAGCATATGGGAATCGAGGGCGTTCCAACGCAGGCTGCGCTGAACGGCGTCAATCACCGCCTGAAGCACCCGTACGCCAAGGGTAATCCTCGGCGGCCCTCTTTCATCGATACGTCACTCTACTGGTCAACGCTCACCGCGTGGTTTGATTAATGCCATCTATCGCCGAATCGCTAGGCTCGCAGAGCCAGTTGGCAAGTACGCTGGCGGCCGGCGTCGATCAACTATCGCAGAGCCAGTCCGTCACGTTCACCCGGTATAGCCAGTCCATTCTTGCCGATGACGGATACGTCTTCTGGGTCAATACCGGCGTCACACAGACGGTCCAAGGGTCTTTGCACCTTGTGACCGATCAACAGCAGAACGAAGACGAAACGATCGACGTCAACCGGATCGTCTTTACGGCCCTGAGCCAGATTGATGTATTCAACACCGCGGCGCCGACCGACCTGTTCATCGGGACTATCGACGGTATCCGGTTCTCGTTCAACGCACGGGGATCGCTTTACAAGCAAGCCAACCTGTACCACTACGTTGGCAACGCCGTTTATCCGGCGCTGGCTTCGCAGCTCATCGACAGTGCCGCAGACCTGCCGACCGGGCCGATTGTCTCCAACAGTCTGCCGATCTGGCTGGCGCAGGGCACACCAGCGCTTCCAGTCTATCCGTCGTATCTGGTGCCGGCCAATGTAGTCCCGCCCTATGTAGTGGCGCACGTCGAGCCGGATGCTACGGAAGCACCTTCGTTCCCGATCTACGTATGGCCAGGGACGACCGTACCGAATTCCGGTGCCTCGCCTCTGCACGATATGCCGAGCTCGCAACTCGCCAAGGACCGCGTTCGCCTGACGCTATACGGGCTGACCAATCAGCAGGCCATCCAGTTCTATGCCTCGCTGATCGACTACTCGCTGAACACGGACAACTTTGGATTCGCAAATTCGCCGGTGCTGAAAGACGCCAAGCGGACCCAGTCCGAGTTGAACGTGATCGCAATGAAAAAGACGCTCGACATCGACGCCTGGTATTTCCAGACGACATCCGATGCGATCGCGCGCCGATTGATTCTCTCGGCTGGCTTCTCCTCCATCACTACCTAGCGGGGCACCCCGACTAGTCATTCCACCCCGCCGCGAGCGGGGTTTTTCTTTTCAGGAGCTTTAAATGCCCCAGGCCCCGCTTCAAGCAAACGTAGCGCTCAATGCAGCAAACAAGAGTTCGCAACTCCAGATGGATGCGAGCGGAAATCTGCTCGTCGGCAATGGTTCCAGCAACAAGCTGAACATCACCGCGATCACCGTAGTTAAGGCCACTGCCGGCCGTATCTGCAAGGTCAACGTCAATGCAGCAAACTCGACCGCAGTCAAGGTCTATGACTGCGCAACGACCGGCGCTGCTGCCGCAGCCAATCTTATTTATGCGGGTCCGGCAACCGGCGTCGCCGGGACCGTGGTTCCTCTCGATTTTCCTTGCCTGACAGGCATCGTCGTCGATCCGGGTACGGCCGGCGCAGTTTCTGTCTCTTTCGATTAATAGCCGGAGCCCGCCCACATGGCGACCACCATCACACCGACGATCGTAACGGTCAACACGACCGTCACGCGCGCGCCGACCGTCTCCCAACTGCAGCAGAGTGGTGCGATTGTGTCGGCGGGCGGTACTACTCTTACTGCTGGCACCTACCAGTATTGCGGCACGCTGTCCGCCGTTCAGGCGCTGCTCGCGACGCCCTTGGCATTGACCGGTATGGTCTGGTCGAGCGGCACTGTCACAGCCACCACCACGGCGACGATTGGCCTTTCTACCGGCCAGACGTTCACGACAACAATTGCTGGCGCCACTCCTGCGGCCTACAACGGTACGTATGTGGCAACCGTCACGGGCGCGAACACATTTACGTTCGCCATCGCGACGAATCCGGGCACTGAGACGGTTCCGGGAACCTATCTCCCGTCGAACGCCGGGTTCATCAGCAATGCCGCAACGACGTTCTTCGCGCAGGGAAATTCGGTCGGCGTCTACGTGCTGGAGCTCGGCGCGCAGACAACCGCAGCATCGGCAATCACCGCCCTGCAAACGTGGATTACGGCAAACAGCAATCCGCAGGTTTTCTACGCATACCTGCTGCCCGCTTCGTGGGACGTAGCATCGTCCGCCGCGCTGAACACGATGACGGCGAACTACGACAGCCCGAGCGGCCAGACGTATTTCTTCGTTACGACCACTGTCTCGAACCTGCCGAACTACGCCAACAACAAGGCAGTGTATGCGCAGGTGCCGAGCCCCACTAAGGCGTCGACTGAGCATCAATTGTCGGTGGACTTCTATAACTGGCTTGCCAACAAGCCGGGCTCGGCTAGCCCTCTAGCGCCGATGTCGTATCGCTACGCTTTCGGCGTGACGCCGTGGTCGCAGGTCGGCAACCAGACCAGCATCAATACGGTTCTGACCAACTACGGCAACCTGATTCTGACGGGCGCCGAGGGCGGCATTTCCACCGCGTGCGTTTTCAAGGGCACGACGATGGACGGCGAACAGGCTGCCTGGTGGTATGGCATCGACTGGTTCCGCATTCAGGTCAAGCAGGCGCTCGCCGCGGCAATCATCAACGGCTCCAACAGCAACCCACCGCTGCTCTATGACCAGAACGGCATTAACACGCTGCTCGCCGTTGCGCAGAATGTGGCGAATTCGGCTGTCAAGTTCGGCTGTGCTCTGAGCGCAGTTGTGACGGCGGTCCCGTTTGCGACTTACACGACGGATAACCCGAACGATTACAACGCAGGCATCTACAACGGCTTCGCGGCGACGGTGGTTGGTCAGAATGCATTCCTCTCGATCACCTTCAACCTCGACGCTACGCAGTTCGTTGCTTAAGGACGCACCATGGCAAATCCCTATCTCAATGCGGGTCCGCTAAACCGCGTCCGATGCTCCGTCGTAGTGGCGGCCTTTCCCACGTTGAACATCACGGCCCAGTACATGGGAAAGTCGTTCGCGCATATTGAATTCGAAGGCGACTTCAATCAGCAGATCGAGACGGCAACCGGCGTGGTCAATTCGCCCGAGCCGTATGTGATGGCGACCATCACAGTAGGTCTGCTTCGTTCGCAGGCTCTCGCGGCGAACTGGCTTGCCCAGTCACAAGACTCGAGCGTGCTGGGCGACGTGACGATTCACAGTGATACCTCGGCATGGCCGGCAATTACCCTGAACGACACCGGCATTCGCATGATTTCGCCGGGCGCATTCGATGGCACCGACCCCGTTGTCCGCTTGACCTTGCGTGGGACGTTCCTGATAAACAGCGCGTTGTGGTCCTTCACTTAACGCTACAATCGTTGCGCACGGCTAGGCTTAGCGGCCGAAAGCCCCTTGAACAAGGGTTGCCGTGCCCTCTCTCGTTCGATAATCCTCTGTTCAAGGATTGCACCATGAAAGAAATACCGCTCACGCGAGGCCTAGTAGCACTCGTTGATGATGAGGACTTCGATCGCATTGCCTCGCTCAAATGGCATGCCAGCAAAAAGGGCTATGCAACCAGAAATTTCATGCGCAAGGATGGTCTTGGAAAGCAATACAAGCTACCCATGCATAGATATATTCTGGGGATAGATTTGCATGACCCCTCCACCGTTGATCATATCGACGGAAACAAGCTAAACAACCAGAAAGCAAACTTGCGGATGTGCGGGCTCGCAGGGAATATGCAAAATCGCCCCAAAACTTGCCGAAACACATCGGGTTATAAAGGCGTCAGCTGGGATAAAACCTGCAACAAATGGTCAGCCCGGATACGTTGCAATGGCACGTCTGTGTATCTGGGGACATTCGAATCCGCCAGCGATGCTCATAAAGCATATTGTCAGGCCGCTGGCGACCTGCATGGCGAATTTGCAAGAGTCGTTTAAAGGAACAGGGATATGCGCATAGACGAACGGCGGAACCTCGTGTTGCCCGTGGTGACAGAAAGAGTTGCCCGGAAAGTCACACAGGAAGTTGACGGCAAGCCCGTGACGAAGGATGTCACGGAAGACGTGGTTCACATCTACGCATTCCACGTACCGATTTCCCGGGCAATCTTCGAACAGCACTACCGTGTTCTCGCCTCGACGAAAGCCGCACTTCAAAGCAAGGGGGCGGCTTACCTGATGAGTGCGGGGCCTCGCATTGCGGCGCTCACGCTCAAGGACGAATGTCGCAAGGAGGCTGCGGCCCTTGGCATGGTCGACGAGCAAGGCAATGTTCAGGATGACATCTGGGAAGCACTATTCGCCGAATTCAAGCGCCTCACGACCATCCTGTGCCCGGGCCTGCATGGGTGGGACCAACTTCCCGTAGAGACAGCCATCTCAAGCGGAAAGATCGACTCGGAAGATTGGGAGGAGGCGACGGCAGGCATTGTTTTTTTTACATCTCACTATGCGCTGGCGAGAAAGGCGGACCGGGCAACGTCAGCGAAGGGAACGGCCGAATTTCTGGGTGCGTCGATCACATCATCCACGCCTACGGAATTCCTCGCCTCTTTGCCGACATTGATGCAGGCCGCGCCTACAACGAAGACACCATCGTCGATTCCATCCTGAACTACATTGCCGGAGAGGGTTTTGGCGAGGTGTTCGAGCGATACGACAGCCCATATCGAACGGCACAGCAGTTTC